TATCATCTTTTAAATCAGGAGATTTTTCAGGATAAACTTCATTAAGTAGTTTAACTAAATCATCTACGTTATTTGGTAATGTTAAATCGTCCATTGTATTCGTCTAAAAAGGGAACTTTACTCCCACAAGCTCCCTGTTACTGTACCTTTGTTATATTCTGTAGCTCTATTTTCAAAGAAATTAGCATGTTCTACACCATTTAACACCCAATCTAACCAACCTAAAGGGTTTTGTTTAACACCAAAATTAGGTTTTAATGATAGTTGTAACAGTCTTCTGTCAGCAATATATCTAATATATTGTTTAACTTCTTCTGCTTTTAATCCTCTAATACCACCCATACTAAATGCTAAATCAATAAATCTATCTTCTAATGCAACCATATCTCTAGCTGTTTGATAAATACTTGCTTTAAATTTTTCTGTCCAAATATTAGGATTTTCTTTTATTAATTGATGAAACAATTTAATCATACCATCTACGTGATGAGTCTCATCTCTAATAGACCATGTAACTATTTGACACATGCCCTTCATTCTTCCGTATCTTTGAAAGTTTAGTAGCATAACAAATGATGCAAACAACTGTAAGCCTTCACCAAATGCAGAAAAACAAGCTATCTCTTTAGCTAATCCTTCTAATCCTTTACCTTTACTAGCAAATAAATACTCATGTTTATCAGCCATTTCTTTATATTCTTGAAATGCTTTGTATTCTTTATCTGGTAATCCGATTGTATCATTAAGTAATGAATAACTATGTGCGTGATTAGCTTCACTTGTAGCAAAAGAAGACAACATCATTCTAACTTCAGGTGATTTAAACTTAGGTATATACTTATCTAAGTATGCTTGAGCTATATCTACGTCACCTTGAGTAAAGAATTTAAGAATTTGTGATATAAGATTTTTTTCTTCTGCACTTAATCTTTCATTCCAGTCTCTTACATCTTCATGTAAAGGTACTTCACTAGGTAGCCAGTGCATTTTTTGTTGCATGTCGTAAGATTCAAAAGCCCATTCGTAATCAAATGGTTTGTAATGTACTCTTTCTTTAAATAAACTCATAGTTTGTTTTTTAACTCCTCTAAATATGTTTGTTCTTCTGAGTGACAACACTCATTGTTGTTTTCTTTTTCTTTAGTATGTGTCTTACACTTCTTCTTTTTAAAAATAGAATCATAATTTTTTCTATATGCGTCAGTAGGAAGATGCACACCATCTCTAATTTTATAATCTTTAAAGCCCATAAATCAATTCTATCCCTTCTATTATAATTATTATTAATAATTCTATTGCTAAGATAGTATGATATACAGTCCATAAGACAGTTTGTTTAGGTGGTTTTCTTTTCCTACGTTTACGTCTTGGCTTATCCATACCATCAAATATACTACTATCCGTCATTATCCCTCACATGCTAAACAATCTGCTTCTGGTATGATTGTTCTTTCTATTTTTTTAGATACCAATTCTGCACGTTTAATTGCTTCTGAACGACAGTAATAAAGTGTCTTTAATTTTTTCTTCCAAGCTAACATGTGTATGTCATGTAACTCTTTAATGTTTACATCAGCAGGGACAAACACATTAACTGATTGTCCTTGACAAATATATTGTTGTCTATCTGCGGCATGTTCTATTACCCATTGTTGGTTAATTTCAATCGCAGTTTTAAACGTATCTTTTTCATAATCAGATAGCTCTTTAATATGAAGCACTGAGCCTCTATTCGCAAGTATTGAAGTCCAAGTCTTATCATTATTTATCTCCTTTTTTTCTAATAATTTTTCTAAGTATTTATTCTTAACTAAAAAAGAACCTGACATAGTTTTTTGCACATAAGCATTAGCTCTGTATGGTTCTATTGATGGTGATGTTGTACCACAAATAATAGATGAAGAAGCATTAGGTGCAATAGCTAGTAAATGTGCATTACGCATACCAGTATTTTCCATGTCTGGTGCTTCACCTCTTTTAATTGCTAATCTTTTAGATTCTTCTACAGCTTGTTCTTTTATCTTTTTAAATATTTTTAAATTTAATGACTTAGCTAAAGCAGACTCAAAAGGTATTCCTTTAGATTGTAAGTAAGCATGAAAACCCATAGCTCCTAAACCTAAACTTCTTTCACTTGCCGCACTAAATCTAGCTCTAAATAATTCGTCAGGTGCATTGTCAATAAAATGTTGTAAGACATTATCTAAGAATCTAATTAAGTCAGGCACAAACAATGTATCATTTTTCCATTCGTCATACTTTTCTAAATTTACAGAAGACAAACAACACACTGCTGTTCTATTTTCATTAGTAGGTAAAGTTATTTCAGTACATAAATTAGAATGATTAACTCTTAGTCCTAATTTCTTTTGAGGTTCAGGCAATGATTCATTAACAGTATCTATAAATGAAACATAAGGCTCACCAGTAGCAACTCTTGTTTCTAATATCTTTTGCCACAAGTCTCTAGCTGATACAGTACGTACTACTTTTTTTGTATGTGGGTCTATAAGATTCCAACTGTCATCATACGTAGGTTCTTTAACACAATGGTCTATTAATTGCATAAATTCATTAGATAAATTTACACCATGATGTAAGTTTAAACATTTTCTGTGCACATCACCACCACTAGGTTTACGCATCTCCATAAATTCTATAATTTCTGGGTGTGATATATCCATGTAAGCGGCATAACTACCACGTCTTGTTTTACCTTGTGAAAAAGCTAATACTTCTGAGTCTACTACGTGAAGAAAAGGTATTGAACCTGACGATTGACTACCACCTGATGTAGCAGTACCATCACTTCTTACATCACCCCAGTAGCCACCGATACCACCACCAACAGAAGCTAACCAAGCATTTTCTGTGTAGTGTCCTGTTAATCCTTCTCTACTATCACCAACATAATTTAAAAAACATGAGATAGGCATACCTCTTTTTGTACCACCGTTAGATAAAATAGGTGTAGAAAACATAAACCAAAGTTTAGAAGCATAGTTATATATACGGTCTGCCATTTCATCATTGTCAGAAAATGCTTTAGCCGCTCTCATAAATCCATCTTGCGGTGATTCTTCTTGTGGTAAAAGGTATCTATCTTTTAATGTTGTCTTACCAAAATCAGTAAGTAATTCATCTCTATTATAATCTATTGTCATTGTTTATCTCATCTTTGTTTTTTATATCTAAATATCTCTTTCTATCTAGTGTTAAGTAATTAATTTCTATTGGGTCAAATTTATCTAATGCTTTAAATACAACATCTTTATTTAACTTACTACAAGTGTAGACATCTAATTGAATTATAGCAGGACTATCTTCGTCCCAAGAATGTAATGCTATGTGTGATGTTTCAATAGCTTGTAAGCAAGTTAAACCTCTGTTATCTTTTTTATCTACATAGACAGCAACAGTCTCACCTAAAGGTTTCATACCTAAATCATTTACTAAATTTCTTATCCATGCTTTTATACTATCTATTTGCACAGGTGGTTTTTTGACTGTTGCTCTGATTAAAATGTGTTTGTGTTCAAGCATACACCTCTAATCTTTTGTATCTGTTACAGTAGGTACACCTTCTTTTTCTATAATAATATCAATGTACTGTTTTGCTTTTTTTAAATCTTCTATGCCACCCTTCTTACGCCAACGTGTAATATATTTTACTACATTACCTTCACAGTAAGTTAACTTATTTTTTATAATATAATCAATAGGTTCTATCTCTGAGTTTGCATAGTGAGGTGGGTTTTTTATATTGTCCATAACTTAACCTTCCCTGTTTTCTTATTGTATTCACCATGTCTAAGTATGTGTGCCACTCTAGCTTGAGCTAATGCTTCTTTAGCTGAGTAACCTTTGTCTTTGTAGATACCTTTAACTACTTTCCACAAATCTTTTAACTTAACATTAGTGTATTTTTGTATTAGTTTATTAGCAGTAACAACTCCAACACCATCTATGCCATCATAGCCATCAACCTTATCACCTGTTAATGTCTGTATCATAAATTGATAGTCAGCTAATCGTTGAGGTATCTGCTCTATTGTTTGTCCATCTTGAGATAAGTTACATGGTACTGTTCGTAAATCTTTATCTATACTGACAACAATTCTTTCTTCATTTAAAGAAGGTTCAGTTGCCATAATACCCATGACATCATCAGCTTCTAAGTTTTTCCAAGACACACCATTGTGTTTTTCCATTACATATTCACGTAATGCTTTTAACACCATAGGTTTACGCTTCTCTCTTCTATTACTTTTGTAAGAAGGTAA